GCCAAGCCCTCGATGAACATCCGGGCGGCGTCTTCGACGGGCAGCGTGTACGAGAGAAGGTCTGGGACGCCGTGGAACCGCTGCGCGGCAGCGGCCTGGGCGTCCCAGTCGAAATACCGATCCGTCTCCGGCACGATCTGGCCGGCGGTGAAGCCGGCCACATCGCGCTTGAAGATTCGCTGCATTACCGCGGAGCCACCATCAGGTAGCCAAGGTTCTTGGCCACAATCTTCTCGTCCTGGTAGTAGCTGCACTCCACGATCTCGGTCTTCTTGCCCGGGTCCGGGTCGTCGTAGCGGAACACCGCGAACGGAGCGGCGATCCCTTCCGGCGTCCAGCGGATCTGCATCCCGAAGGTCGCCGTCTGCAGCCCCACGCCCGGCGCCACGTAGCACAGGAGCGCGTTGTTGCCCCAGACGTTGGTCAGCGAGGCCGCCTGCTGCTCGACCGCGTTGTTCCTGATGGCGCGGCCGTGGATGTAGCGCTGCACACCCATCGCCGCCGCGATCTGGCTGTCGTCCAGCAGACCGCCCGAGGTGTACTTGTACAGCTCGAGGATCTTGCTGTGCCGGCGGAGCACCTGGTGGGTGTCCTCGTCCACCACCAGCGTGTTGGCCACGATGCCGGTCGTCGAGCGGATGAAGGCGTGGGCCGTGGTCACGTCCACCAGCGGGTTGGAGTTCGTCAGGTCACTCCACTTGGACGAGACCGTGACGCCCGAGCCGCAGTTAGTGGCCGAGGTCACGAGGTTGGCCACGCGCACCTCGAGATCCTGGAGCAGACCCTGGAGCGCCATCTGCGCGGTGTTCTCACGCAGTTGGAGCGCCATGTCGGCGTTCGCCAGATCTTCCTTGGCGAGCTCGCCCGCGAGCGCGTAGTTGTCCGCGAAATACGCATCGGACGACACGCGGAACTCGATGCGATTCGGCCGGGTCTTCGGGCTGCGCCGCGTGTCGCTGATGCGGAGCCACGAATCCGGGTCGATCACGTAGTACCGATTCGACTGCTTGGGGACCGGGATCATCGGCATGATGTCCTGCGCGATGAAGCCCTGGAGCTCCGCCGTCTTGGCGAAGCCCGCGATCGTCAGATTACTGAGCGGTACGTCATGGTGTGCATCCCGGCCCGACGCTGTGGCTCCAGCCATGTTCGTCGTCCTCCCTTACGCCGCGCCCACCCACCGGACGGTGGGCTTGAGCAGGACAGTGAAGATGTCGTTGACGGCGGCGGCGTCGAGCGCCTGGCCGAACACGATTTCGAGATTGCCCGAGGTGACCGCAATGGCCCGGCCACTGCTGTCGATGGTGACCGGGGCGCCGGCCGTGATGGTGCCGCCGGCCTGCATCTTCGACTTACCGGAGACGGCGACCGTCGCGAACTCGCCGGCCTTCGGCTTGTTCTGCAGGACTCCGACGATGGTGCTCTGGGTCGCAAGCGAGGCGACGTTGCACTTGTTGGCCGCCGACACTCGCACGACGGCGTACTGGTTGCCGCTCAGATCCGCAGCGGCCTCCAGCGTCAGGGTTTCGAGTGCGCCGAACTCTGCCATGTGATTCGCCTCCCGTTACGACCGGATGTAGGACTCGTTGAGTTCCGGGTCAGCCGCGAGCACCGCCTTGAGCGCCGTCTTGTAGTCGGCCGTGGCGTTCTTCGCCATGAACCGCTTGACGCGGTAATCGACCTTCGCCTGCGGGGCGTCCGGCTCGTCCGGGTCGTCGGTCTTCTTCACGTCCACGGAGAGCGTGCGGAAGATGGTGTCGGCCTGCTTGTTGACGGCCTCGATGAGCTGGTCCACGACCGTCTCCGCCGAGATCTGCACCTTTGGATCGGCAACGGAGTAGGTCTTGACGGCCGGCGTCTGCATCGCGAGGTCGTAGAACACCCGCACGAACGGCCGGAGCGCGGGCACCTTCAGGTCACGGAGGCGGTGATTGATCCGCTCCTGGCGCTTCTGCGCCTCGACTTCGGCGAGCTGCTCACGCAGCGCGGCCCGCTCGGCCTCGAGGGCGGACATCGCGGCCACCTTGGCGGCGTCGGCGCGCAGCGTCTTGACCTCTTCCAGATCCACGACGATCTGGCCGTGCTTGAGCTCCACGGTTTCCGTGGTGTCAGCCATTGATTTCGACTCCTTGGGTACAGACGTGATGGTGAACGTGGTGCTCGCGGTGCCGTTGGCGTTGGACGCCGTGGTCGTCGTGGAGGCGACGGTCACAGTCACCGGGACGGCATTCGTGCTCGTCACTAGGTGACACATGCCGTCCTCGCCCTTCTCGTAGCCCTCGGCGCAGTTACCATCCGCATCCGGCTCCATCTGAGCGAGTTCGACGGAGTAGACCGAGAACTGTGCGGCGGGCAGCGGTGCGGCCGACAGGAAGGCATGCAGCGGCTTCAGATCAACAGCGGGCGGCTCGGCACCGAGGAGGGCCAGCCCTTTCAGGACCTTCGCGTACCTCTTCCCGGCCCGCTCGATATTCAGGAAGATTTCGGCCGAAACCGCGTCATACGAGCGCCGCTTGATGGCGTTGTAGACCGATTCAGGGAGCGCCACGAGGTCGGCGTAGAGGCTTTCGCCCTTGCGGCGGAGGTTCTCGACCCATCCAAGGGCAGGAGCGCTGTCGTCCTTGGAGTGCCCAGCCTTCAGGGCCGGCGTGAACCCGACTTCCTTGGACGCCGACACCATCGCGTCGAGATCCGCGACGCTGTACTCGTCCCCGTTCCACTTACCGGCCTTGAAGATTTCGACGCCGAGGAGAGAAAACGAATCCTGCAGCGCGGCTTCGCGCAACTGCTCAGGCGTGGGGATGGCAGCGTCCACCACGTTGAGCGTAACGGGCTATCTAGTGTCGTTTCGGGTTACGACCGCTACCGGTAGGGTTTGGTACGGATTGGCAGAAAAACGGCCAAAACTACATATTGACGCCTATTGAGCGCGTCCGCGCGCCCAGCTCTCGATTTGGCTCCAGAATCCAAACATGCTGCCGCCCACCCGGACCAGCGGGAGACCTTGGTCGCGGTGAATCCGCATGATCGTGCGCGGCGACTTCCGCAGCCGCGCCGCTACCTCATCGAGAGGAAGCAGATCGCGGGGAGGGTCGTTCGGTGTCGGCTTCGTCGTCGCCATCACGAGCGGTCTTGTCGCCGTTGCGGGCGCCATTGTCGCCATTGCCTCCCATCTCAGGCCGGGGCATCTCGGTGCCCGGCCGGCGCTCGGGGAACTGCACGAGTTTTCGGATGTGCTTTTCGTCCTCTTCCTGCGGGGTCACCACCATCTTGTCCACGAGCACGCCCCACTGATTCAGCAGCCCGATCCGCAGATCGTCCGTCAGCGGAAGGAACGCCCAGCGGGGATACTCCTTGAGGCCCGGGAAGTTCAGATCGAGCATGGGCCGGACGATCTGGTGGTTCATCACGGTCGCCAGATCCTTGCGGATCGACTCCACGACCAGCAGGAACACGTCGAAATGGACGCGGGCGCGAGCGTAACTGCCCTGCGACTGGTCGCTCGTCATACCGATGAGGTTCGGCATCAGGACCGCGCGAGAGATCGCGTTGTTGAGGTAGTCGAGGGCCGGGATGAACACGCGGGTGGCGTTCGCGCCCGCCTCTGATGGCGACCAGAACTCGAGCGCGTCCTTGTTCGGCCTCGGAATGATCGCGTTGGTGGCCGCTTGGAAGTTCGTAAAGACCTTTTTCAGGTCCTCCACGGTCGTCGTCCCGACATACTGGCCGGGCGTATATAGTCCGAAGATCGGCGGGATGCCGAACCGCTCGAGCAGCATCGCCAGCCACTTGATGGCGTTGTACTTCGTCCACCATGGGAAATACGCGGCCTCAAGATCGGAGGTGCCGTAGGGGTTGCCGAACTGGCTCTGGTAGGAGAACAGCACGAACTTCGAGCGCGGCATCTTGCCGCCCACGAATCGACCGTTCGTGGCCTGAATGATCCCGTCGTCGGCGAGGTTGCCGTACTCATCCTGCGCGAACGTGATGTGGTGCGGGGAGCGGGTTTTGAGGGCCTTCAGCCCCACGAGGCCCGCGAACTCGCCATCTACGATCGGGGCCCAGATTTTCTCCGTGATGCTGAAGCCGTAGTCCAACGCCCCGAGCATCTCGTACATGTCGCCGTCGAGCGTGGCGCTGCCGATCTCATGCGGGTCGAGGTTCTCAAGCACCCACTTCGCGAACTTCGTGACCTCCCAGTCCTCCGGCTTGCCCTCTGGGCTCGTCACCGTCCAGCCAGTGGCGATGCAGGCGTGCTTTTTGAACGCGAGCGCGGCCTTCACCTGGTCGTCGCGGCGCATCTCATCGAACACGTCCAGGCCCTTCGCGCCGACCAGCTTCGACGGATTGAACGTCGAGAATTTGTCGGAGCCGGGGAACAAGCGTCGCGGATCGGAGTGCGCGACCTCGCCGCGGACTGGCGTCTCTTGATTCTTGGCCGGTGCTGGCCGAAAGGTGCCGGTGGGGTTGCGGAACCGGAAGGTCTGCAAGATGCGCTCGGTGAACGTCATATTGCGGCTCCTAGGGCGTTGACATGTGGCACGCGGCGCATCCCACGCGCTCGTCGCCCCACGGTTTCAGTCCGGTTCCCGGCGATGTCAGCGACTCAATCGGATCGTCTACGTGCCCGACCACGCCCTTGCCGCTCGCGTCCAGACAGCATGTCGTGATGCGCCCGTCCACGAGCACCACGCCCCAGCCCAGCTTCAGGTAGTCGCACACGATAGGCGGGGCGCTCACGAACCAGTCTGGTACTTGCCCCGCCCAGTTGAACGCGGACAGCGACGGCGCAGGATTGGCGATCTGAAAGATGCCGTGACGCTTCGCGGCCTGGATCGCGGGGCCGGCTTTTTCGGGTCGATGCAGGCTTACGCACACTTGCGGACGATAGGGCGCGATCTTCGCGCAGAGCCCGTCCGTCAGCAGAAGGCCATTCGTGGAGAACACGAGCGGTGTTCCGGGGAGACGTCGGCGTGCGAGCGCCAGGAAGTCCACGAACTCCGGGTGCATCAGGGCTTCGCCGATGCCGGTGAGCGAGAGCTCGCCTACGGTGTCGTCACGGCGGTCGTTCAACGCCTCCACCCAGTCCAGGGCGCGCTCGAAAATCCTGCGCTCCAT